AAAACGTTTGCAATAGTATTGCAAATGTTATTGAGGCTAAAAATGATATGTTTGCAAAACGTTTGCAACGGGGCTTCAAAGATCATTGTCATTTGCAACACCCCCTATAGGGGGTTGCAATTGCAAATGATGAAAAATTTTTTTTATTAATTTAAAAAAGGAGGTGATAAGAAATGAAACTTTTGACTGAAAACAAAAAAATGGAACTTTTGAAAAAATTAAAAAAAGTACATGATGTTTATCAGACTTGTACCAATGAACAGAAGATTAGGCTCTTTGAGGCTTCTACTCTTTTGGTAGAGGAGTTAGAAACTATGGGATACTCGAGAATTGTATTAGAGTCTCTTTTAATGTGGGGAGGAGAATTTTGGAAAGCAGAGCTGAAGAGCGCGAGTGATGATGAGTTGGATAAGGTTTTCGAGGGATAGTATTTTGGTACTTGACAGTGTGTAAGAGTTGTGGTAGTATGTGTTTATGAGTGAAACAAATATTAGTAGAAATAGAAAATTAATGAAATTGAAAGCAAGGGGATATTCTGTAAACGAATTGAGTAGGGAGTTTGTAATATCCCCGACAAGGGTGAGGCAGATAATTGAGAGAGAGCAAGTCTCCTCCCAAAAGCGGGAGAAGAGGAGAGATGAGGAGCTAAAAATATGAACATAAAAAAATTAAATAAAATAAAAATCTATATCGGTATTACGTTAACCCTGGCGATCGCAGCCGGAATAGCTATAGCCGCTCTAATGGTCAATGACTGGTACGACTCTCATATGATTATTTATCGTTTTCCAGTAGAGGTTGTGATGTATCAGCCGATTAGAATTGAGAAGCGCGCGCCGCAGGTAATTATTAAGCCTATTGTTTTCGAGTACCCGGACGAAATAAATACGCCCATAGAAAAGTACATATGCGAGAAATTCGGACAATTTAATTGCCAAATGGCTTTAAGTATCGCAAGGGCGGAGTCAGGGATTAGAGAGGAAGCGGTTAATATCAACACTAATAACACAATCGACGTAGGAATTTATCAAATTAATAGCGTACATTTCAAAAAAGAAGGTTGCTCATTAAAAGAGTTGACAGATCAATATAAAAACGTAGACTGCGCATATTCTATATGGAAAGTACAAGGCTGGAATCCATGGGTAGCTTACACGACGAAAGCATATTTGTCGCACGTTGAATAAGCTAAAATTATGAGAATTAAATACATCATAGCCCTATTACTTCTACCCATCACATTACCGGTGTATTACGGAGTAATGTGGATTGAGAGGACGATAAGGAGGATGATATGAAAATTTGTGACTTGTGCGGAGAAAATACAAGACAATATCCAGTTGAACTTATGACAGACGGGATCATAGAACGAATGCTGGTATGCGAGGAATGCTACGCTATGGTCAATTCGCGGCGAAAAGAGTATACTAGGTGAGGACAGCAGGAAGTGTCTTATTAACTCGTTTTATCTTGATAGCAACATTATCTGAGGATTTTATCGCGAACGAATAGGAGGAGTGAAAAGGCATAGACATAATAAGTAAGATATATTATAATATGATTATGGACATTACTACCACATACACCCCCATGCCGGGATTTATTCTAATACTACCATTCGACACAGATACTAATTCAGAATTTAAGATTGTTGATAATTTCGGAAAAACTTATAAAGGGGAAGTGATTGCGGTCGGTAAGGATCGCCTGAATGATTACGGAATTAACGTATCATCACCGGTGAGGGTAGGAGATAAGGTTCTATATTCTATAGCGGGGGCAGAAAAAACTAAACTAGAATATGGGGGTAAAAGAACAGAATTTGCTATAGCGCCGTTCGGGAGAATTTTATTAAAAATTGAGGAAAGCAACAGGGTAAAAAAACAATAGAGCAACTATGCCGCACACAAAAACGAAAAATAAACAAGAAGCAAGGAAAGAGCTAATGAAGGGAGCGGAAGAATTATACAATCTCGTAGCTACCACTCAGGGACCTCAAGGGCGCAATATTGCAATTAACAAGGGGTTTGATTTCGATGTGTTTCATGACGGCTTGAAGGTGTCAAGGTTTGTTCAACCTCTTGATCAGTTCCAGGCTCTGGGAGCGGGAATACTCCGGGAAGCGGCAGAGAAGCAAGTATCACAAGTAGGAGATGGAACAACATTGACTGTGGTTCTGGGCTATCAGATTGCGAAGGAAGCAATGATACTTGTTGACGCGGGAATTAATCCTATGTCATTAGTTGCAGGATTAGAGCGCGGTAGAGATATTTTAGTTTCGGAAATAACCAAGTTGGCAAAACCGATAAAAAATAAAAAGGAGAAAATACAGATTGCTACGGTAGCATCACAAGATAAGATACTAGGTGAGATGATCGGCTCAACATACCACAAGATAGGAATTGAGGGGATAATTGTAGCCGATGAAAGTCAGTCGAATGATACCACACTTGAACATGAAGAAGGTATAAGCATAGACAGGGGGTTTTTATCTCCTTACTTTATAACCGATCCAAGAACACTCACGGCTACGGTCAAGAACGCTTGCATCTTATTCCTTGAACGCGAGATTGACGACGCGTATGAGTTTTTAGCGTTTTACGAAAATTGTTTGAAGCCCAAGAATATCAGAAACCTGGTTATTATCGCCAATGATGTGAAGGGAGCAGCCCTTGCTTCTCTAATTGAGAATAAGCGCAGGGGATTAATGAATATACTGGCAGTCAAAGCGCCGGCATTTGGCAAGTATAAACGTGAGTTACTTGAAGACATAGCTATAATGACAGGCGGACAAGTGGTTGATGAGGCAAGTGATAAGCAACTAAAAGACGTACCGTTTGAATACTTAGGGTTTGCGGAGACGGTCAAAGCGAGTAAGGACGCAACTACAATACTAGGCAATAGGGGGAATCTTAAGGCTATTAATGACAGACAAGAAGCGATCAAAATGCTGCTCAAAGACCCGGAGTCAGACCTGGACGCTGAAAAACTAAAAGAAAGATTGTCAAAAATGACGGGCGGGGTTTATGTTATTAAGACAGGCGGAGCGACCGAGGTTGAAATGAACGAACGCAAGGAGAGAGTTGACGACGCAATCAGAGCAACAAGAGCTGCAATAGAGGGAGGAATTATGCCGGGCGGAGAGGTATCATTTTTATTAATCCGTAAGCAGCTGGAGGCAAGCAATACAAACGAGGAGTACGCTTTCAGGATATTACACAATGCGCTTGAGAAGCCATTCGAGAAGTTACTCGAGAACGCCGGAATGAACGCAGGCTACCACATGGCAAAGATAGAAGATAAGCCCTATGGCTGGGGTGTTAACGTGGTAAGTAATCAGCTTGAGAATCTTGTAGAGTCAGGTATAATTGATCCGGCGCTAGTATTAACCGAAGCATTGAGGTCAGCGGTATCTGTAGCGATATTACTTATTACATGCGATGGGGTGAGTGTGGTTTGCGAAGACGAGAAAAAATGAAATGCCCGCAGTGTAGACATGAAGAGGCAATAGTTGATAGGGAATATGGAGTATTGCCCGGGAATAATTGTCAGGCGGAGAACGAGGCAATACCCAAGCCTAAGAAAGAGAACTTGTTTGACTTCGCGAGTCCGTTGACCAAGTTATATCGCAAGGAATACGGTTCTGATATGTATCAGCCGTATGTCAATGGTTGCTTATCGAAGGAGTTTGTTGATACCTATGGATCAGATAAGCTGGCGGGAGTTTCTAAAAACGATATTAAAAACGCCAAGTACGCGTATAAGAATATGACCAGACATCATAAGACATTACAGGGAGCGAAGATGAAGAAGATAGATGTGAGTAAAAGGTTTGAGAGGAAGATATGAAGATTAAGAACTTATTTTATAGGTTAATGGTTAGGCTGGGGATATATAAAGAAAGAGGATTTACACAGCTCATGTATCGCGGTGTTCCAATAGTGCAAAGGGAAGATATGCCCGATAATGAGATAGGCTTTTTTGACGAAAGAAGTGGTAAATTTAAGACATTAAATATCAAAACTGGCAAAGTAACAAAATTTCATACAAAAATAACAGGGTTTGATTTATTTGCAAAAAAAGTATCAGTATGAAAAAAACAAGGACAATAAAATTGACAGTGCTTGACGTAGTTGCTAAGATAGTAGATAGCGATTTACCAATTTCTACGCGTAATGAGATAACAAGACATTATATGTTACCGAAGCTGGGATATACTCAGGCAATAGTTGAATTGAACAAAACGCCTATCAGTAGCGTAGACAGACCGGACGCGGAGGATATCAGAATTGAAAATAGTCCAAGACTGAAAGCGGAAGACGAGGAAACGGAAAAATTATTAAATAAATTATGAAAAACATAACGGTGTAAGCGCATAAATATCATAAACATAGAAAATAATATGGATAACGACCAATTCAACCCAAATCCACAACCAGGAACAGTTACAGACCAATCTACTGTTACGGTACCCGTGCCAAATACTAGCACGCTAGTACAACCACCAACAGAGCCGATACCGGTGCAAGAAGCGACAGAAACCAAGCGCATGCCGGTAGCAGGTTTTAATGTACACCCTGAGAATATAAACAGAAATGGAAGACCAAGAAGGAATTGGACATGGAAGGATTTACTTGAGGAAGCGGTTGAGGAGTCTGTCCACAGTAAAGATGGGACGCGTTGTAAGTTTAAAAAGTTAATTGCTAAAAAACTACTGGCTCTAGGCGCAAGTGGAGATATACACGCAATCAAGGAGATAATGGACAGAATGGACGGTAAGCCTGCTCAACCGGTGGAAGGATCAGGAACTTTTACTCTCATAATTGACGAAGCCCTTAAAAGGTGAACGAAACTAAGCTGTATACACCACACATAAATCAACGACTGATACACTTATCTCCGGCAAAATATAGAACAATTGTTGCAGGGCGCAGGTTTGGTAAATCCGCTTTTCTTCTTAACGAGGCTATATCGTTGGCATTACAGGTTAAGAGACAAATAGCATGGATCATTCTACCACTCTATAGGCAGGCAAAGGAGATTTATTGGATTGATCCTGATATTACAAGATACTTCATGCCTCTTGTACAGAATGGGGTTTGTAAGGCTGATAAATCAGAGTTGTCTTTGTTTTTCAAACATACCGAGTCATGGGTTAGACTTAAAGGATCGGATAACTACGATTCACTGAGGGGATCGGGTCTTGATTTTATCGGTTGGGATGAGCTAGATGACACTAAGACGGAAGCGCTGGATGTAATTGAACCGGCGCTTGCTGATTCACCATATCATAGGCAAGTATATACCGGTACGCCCAAAGGGCTAGGTAAATTACACGACCTGGCATTGAGGGGAGATCACGCAAATATTATCCCTGATTTTGGCAAGACAGTTACAGCACATTCTGACTATCAGACCTTTCACTTTACATCATATGATAACAGAACATGGCCGGAGGGAAGCAAAGAGCGCGAATTATTTGTTAAACATATCGACGGTAAAAGAGAAGAAGCAAAAGAGAGGGGCAGGTTGGCGTGGTTCAATCAAGAATACATGGCTTCATTTGAACGTGGAGCAGGTAGATTCTTTCCAACATGGGAATACTCAACTCATGTATTACAAGGAAGTATCAGATCATATGTAGGAGCGTATGAGTTTGAAACGATGGACTGGGGAATATCCGCGCCATTCTGCTGGCTTGCTCACATGGTGGTAAAAGAAAAACACGGCGGGATAAATTTCAATCGTATATATACATTTGCGGAGTTATATGGAACGGGTAAATCCCCTTCTCAATGGGCGGTTGAGATCATACGAAAACGCACACAGTACGACGTATCAGCAGTAAGTAAGTTATATGTTGACAATACAATGGATAACACAGTTAGCGATGGGTCTATGTCAATTATTAAGCAATTCAACCAAGCATTTCAGATGCAGGAAAGCAAGCAATACTCATTTAAGGGTGGAAGTAAAAATAGAAAAGGCAGATGGTCGGCAATGATGGACTGGATGAGGCTAGCGCCGGATGGGAAACCTTATTGGATTATCACGAAGGATTGCCCTAACCTTATACGCACAATACCACTTATGGAGCCGGATGAGATGGACATAGACGATATGAATACCAAACTTGAAGATCACGCCTGTGACAGCGTTTCATTTGGGCTTCCTTTCATTCCCTGGATAGACGGTAAAATCTCCGCGGTCAATTATGATAAAATACAAGAAACAAAGACAACGATACAAGAGGACAAGGATATTTTCGGAGAAGACGACGATTAAATATGAGATCAATAGTAGGTGAAAACGTGTTGACTATCTTGTTGGCTGGAACACAAGAACAGGGCGTTAAAATGTTTTTCTGTCCATATACACAAAATAAAACGCTTCAATATCAAGGAGAAGTGAAGGCTATTCTACCCGGGTTCGACGCGGAAGAAAGCCCGCAAGTGATTCTCAAACCACAGCGCACACCGGAAAATATACACTACACATTTATCGACGTGCCCCAAGACGCAAGCAATACCGTAGATTTTTGGATACAGGATCAGTATTTTATAGATACACACATAAAAACATATTTTTGTTTTAATTGTCAGATCAGTCAACTATACTTTTCAAGCAATAAAGTGGTACATTTTGACAGTAAGGCAGAAGTACAGAGAGGGGAAAGATACACTTGTCGCAATCCAAATTGTAAGCAGGAGTTAATCTATCAGGGCATAGTAAAAATCCAACAAGTGACACGTTTTTATATTTAGTGTTATAATTTAGCAACATGAGTGATACGATAGATTCAATAAATAGATTTGAACCAACCACAGGAGTTATTAACACCTTATCCCCATTAAATGTGGATATCGAAGAAAATAAACTACTAACATACCTCAATTCCCTCGAAACAGAAGCAAAATTACACTGGGATAAACCTATTGCTGATGGCGGATTAAATCTTACTGCCAGACGCAAGCAAAACCTCAAGTACTTATTTGGTAGGCAATTGCTAGGCAAAAACCTCAAGAGGTATGAGTCGGAGTTTTTAGATAATGTGATTTATGAATTTGAGGCAATACTTAAATCTTTGGCAGTTTCCAAAATGCCGGATATTACAGTTAAGGCCGGAGGGGTTTCAATAGATGAGGCACGAAAGAAGACAGCGGAGTTATTAACTAAGTTTTTTGATATAGACATCAACAGTGATACGAATAAAAATATCTTATCCATGATGTTTAAGCACATGCCTGTTTATTTGATTGCAGCTAAAAAATACAGATGGGATGCTAATAAAAAAGAAATAGGCGAATATGTAGAGGAAGTCATAAACCCGGAACATATTTTATTTGATCACACTGCTTTATCATCTAACCCCGATGAGATGATGTTTATTATTCATTATGTCGAAAAAACAGCCAAAGAATGGGTGATGTTATTTCCCAAGAAAGAAGAAGAGATAAAGAAATATGTTGAGAGCGCGCACCCTTCATTGATGGGTCAGGATAAGGAAGAGGTATTACTCGCGCAAAAGATAAGAGTAGCAGAAACTTGGTATGACTGGTTTGATAAGGCGGAAGATTACGACCCTGGAAAAAACCCCAAGTTTAAATTTATGTCAGGCGTATGTTGGAAGTTGGGCAAAAAAACAATACTTGATAATATAAAGAACCCAAACTGGGATTACGAGGGACACGACGTAACCACAATTAACGGACAACCCGTATCACCTGAAATGATGGAGCAAGTTGTCTTAACCGGACAACAACCGCAGGGATATGAAGTAAAGCGGATATTTAATAATTACTTCAAGTATCCAAAGAAACCATTTATTTTTATGACATTCGATCAATTTTTACGAAGTGCGATAGATGAAACCTCACGTATAGAACAAGCAATACCCTTGCAAAAATCAATGGATAACGTAGAACGCCAAACAGATTATTTTGTGACAAATCACAAAGGTAAGCATATGTGGTCTAAAGACTCCGGCATGACTAAAAAGGATATTAAGAAAATAGACATGGATGATCCAAATTCAGATATTTGTGATGTAAATGGAGACTTAAATAATGTTCATAAATTTATTCAACCGGAAATGCCGCCGGCAGAAATGTTTATACATATCAGGGAACGTAGGGATAGAATGTTTTCAAAGGTTGGCACGCACGGAGCTACAAGGGGAGAAGTTACAAGCGACGTGGCAACAACCAATCAAATCTCAAGAGAAGCGGACTTCACAAAAAATGATGATCTAGTCAATAGCACAATCCTTTATGTATCAACCGAATCAATAAAGGCAAGGCTTCACATGATTAAGTTGAGATATACAGAGGAACACTTTAAACAATTAGCGGGGATTGAGGAAGGAAAATACCTTTATTTAAGAATCAATAATGACTCTATAGATGACGGGATGGAAGTTGTAGTTAAAGCCTCAACAACTGATAAGCTGAGAGCAGAAAGAAATGCGCAAAACATGGCAGCAACTAAATTCATTGAGCCATTTTATTACTATAAAGATATGGGAATACCAGACCCGGAGGGCAGAGCGGAAGCGCTATATCTATTCAATACGAATCCTGATATGTGGTATCAACAAATAGTTAAGGGGAAAAGCATACAGCAGATAGCGGACACGGTGATACAGGGATCAGTTGTGCCGCAAGAACAACCAACACAAGGAATGCAACCGCCTATGTCGCCGCAAGCGCTGCCGGCTAATCCAACACCTGCAAACACCTCTCAAGCGCCAACACAACCTCCGGCCGCTCCGCAAGGTTCACCAAGAGGAGGGATAGGCGGAGTGCTTCAAAAAATGGGATTGATTAAGTAAAGTACGCCTTGAAAAAAGAATTAGAATAGAGTAATATATACATATGCCTGAGCCAGTTAACCAAGTAACACCGCCTGTAGAAACTTCACCAGTTGAACCGGTAACGCCAGTACAAGAACCAACCCAACAAGAACCAACCCAACAGCAACCGGATATAAAAGACATCGAAGAAAAAGTATCAAAGTCAGTATTAACTAAAATAGCAGAATCTTTAGGACTTAATAAGAAAGAAGAAGCTAAATTGCCAACAGACCCAAATGAATTGGCAAAGTTTATTCAGGAAAACGCCAAAAAAGGCACAGAAGAAGTATTGTCGCAAAGAGAACAAGCGGAGCAAAAGGCAAGACAGGATCAGGAAGCGCAAACCACAGAAGGAGCAACACGCTTTCAGGACTTATGGAAGACACAATTTGAGCAACTAGCAGAAGCAGGTAAAGTACCAAAAATTGTAAATGCCGAAGATAAAAACGATCAGGGGAATGTTGCAAAAGTAAGATTACTTACCCAACTTAAAAAAATGATTGATGAAAACGAAGCAAAGGGTATTAATTATGTTCCAACTCTTAAAGAAGTATTTTATGAACACCCGGAGGTTTTGAGTACAGCAACCACTACCGGAACTACTGCCCCTATATCCGGTGGGGGACGGGCAATTATCAATAATCAGGGCGGATTATCATATAAAGAATTACACAATACTAATATAGAAGATTTAATCAAAGCTAAATAAGAATAAAATTGCCTATTGACAAGTATTTTTGTATTAGATAAAATAAGTTTATTAATTAAGGACTTTACCACAGGAAACTGTGGTTTTTTGTGTTTAAAAAAATATGCCATCATTTTCGGGTTCATACGACGGAATATCACTAAGTAATCGAGTTGAAAATTTTAGTCAACGCGATTTATATCGTAAAGTAATTGATAACGTATTAGTTGCTACCACATTTGGCTCTCGCGTCTTCTCGATGGGTAAATTTTTCTCCGGCAAATATAAAACTTTCACAATCACACATTCCAGGGATTCTCAGTTTAGATGGTTGGGTGGCGGTGGGGAAGAATTATCAGCGTCAGCAATCAATAACACTATTGAATTGAACTATGCCCGCGTAATGGGAGTACAACCAAAAGTACAAATTGATTTTGAAGACTTCGCAAATGATGGAGATTCAGGAGTTATTGATCTTGAGTCTTTTAAGTACAAAGAAGCAGCAGCGGTTGTTACTCAAGAGCTTGGAGATGTTATCTTTGATGCAGGTGTAGGCGATCAACCGGAAGGCCTTGACTCATTTGTAGATAACGGAACTCTTAAAACTTCAATCGGCGGACAAAGTAAAACTACTTATTCCGTACTTAAAGGAACTTATACAGATGCTGCCAAAGTATTGACTGTTGCCAAACAAACCGCGATGATTGATACTATTTCCGCCTCAGGATCAAAAGAGGGATCACCCACTATCGGAGTTACTACAAAAACTGTCTGGGGATATGAAGAGGAATTAATGACACCATTCTTGCAGGCACAATACAGTGCTAATTCTCTGCCTAAATTACCACTAAAAGGACTTGACGTATTGGCTCCGGGAGAATTTGGAGGGCGTGCGGGATTTACTACTCTTTTCATTCGCAATATTCCTATCATCAAAGATGATATGGCAAAAGCGGAAAGCCTTTATTTCCTTAATGAGAGAACTTTTGGTTGGTTCGGAAATGATCGAGTACCTTCAAGACTTAAAGACAGATATGAAAAAGTCAGTCTTGGACAGGGTGAAGGTTATGAGTCTACAGCAGCTATGATTGATATGCCTCCTTCTCCAGCAGGATGGTTCTACAGAAAAGATGAATCGCTTGTAACACAACTCGGGACAGTAGCTTACTTTGCAATAGTCGGAAACGTCTGCGTATGGGAGCCAAGAAGAAACGGACAATTATATGATATTGACGGAATTGAGTAGGTTAATATAGAATAAAAATATGACACCATTATCACCATCATTAGTAACAGAAATAGGAACAGTAAAATTAATCCAACTCGGAGCGGTAAAACGCGAAGACTCAACCGGTAGATCATGGAGATATTCACTTGCCGGAGGAACAACGCTTGGAAGGGGCAAACTTGCGGTAGCAGCGACAGTTGACGCACAAAGAATTAATCTCAGTTTTGCAACAGCGCCGGCAGCCGGAGATAAAGACGTAAGCGTAACTATCGGTACGGGAGCGGCAACAGCCAATGATTATCAGGATGGATGGATGGTAGTGCAAGACGGAACAGGTGAAGGCAGAGCATATCAAATAGAAGGACATGGAGCAATCACTGCTTCAACAGCCGGAACATTCAAACTCAAAGACCCTATTGATACAGCCGGAGCACTCGCAGAAACTAATGTTGATCTTATCAAAAACTTCTATTCGGGACTTGTTATTTCGGTAACTGATCAGGATGATCTAAATGCAGGAGTGCCAAATGTAGCCATCACCAACGCTTGTTATGGCTGGGTACAGACTTATGGGCCATGTGCGGTATGGATGGATGAAGCGGTAACTAATGGCAATATGGTTTCGGCAGGTACGAGCGTTGCCGGATCACTTGAGCAATATGACTATGACAGTGGAGAAGCAATCGTCGGAGTAATCGCAGGAACGGCGGGAGTAGACGCAGAATATCAATTAGTTGATTTATCAATCAAATACTAAGTAAGGTTTTATTTGCCTCGCCTATAATAGAAAACTAGAAAGAGGCGGGGTTTTATTTTATGAACGCATCAAATTATATACCGGCATTTGGATTTGGAGCTAAGGTTTTTCCACAAAATATAGCTTTTTCTAATGGTATCCCCGTTATTAATAGGGTTTTTTATGTCGATGCTAATTCAGGCAGTGATACTCTAAAAAGCGGTAGAACATATAAAAGCGCCATTAAGACATTGGGTAAGGCGGAAGATTTATCTCTTACTTTCAACTATGATATGATTATCGTAGCGCCAAGCGCTGATTCTATTACCACAGAAGCCTCGATTACTTGGGATAAAAGCTATATCAGTATTGTAGGAGCGCCCGCCCCTGTACAACTTGGCCAAAGAGCAAGGATAGGTTTTGGTTCAGGCGCAACCTCACCATGTATTACTATTTCAGGAACGGGAAATAGATTCATAAACTTTAAAATGGCGGTTGAGGAAGATATTAATGTTATGATTAGCGTGACAGGAAATCGTAATTATTTTGGAAATTGTGAGTTAGCCGGTATATTAAATTCAACTACCGGAGATGATGCGGCGGCCAGAGTTGTTTCTATGTCAGGAGCGGAAGAGAATTTGTTTGAGAATTGCTGGATCGGCGCTGATACGATTAACAGATCAACAACCAATGCTACGCTTGAACTTGCAGACGCGTCAACCAGGAATATTTTCAGAAATTGCATGTTTCCCGTGCTCGCTGATAACGCGGGCGCGCTATTTTTCAAAGCGGCAAGCGCGGCGGATGTGGATAGATATGTTTTATTCCAGAATTGCATGTTTCATAATGCCGTCCATTCAACCGCTACGACAATGACGACAGGATTCAGTCTCAGCGCTACACTGGGGGGAACAGTTATGCTTGACGCGTGTTCAATACTGGGCGCAACCGATTGGTCAGATGATTATACGGTCCTAAGAGGTTTCAATATGCCCGATATTACAGCGGCAAATGCAGGATTCATGGAAACGATTGCAACTTAATAATTAACAATCTATTTTTCAAGCCATACTTGGCTTACACGGCTACCGTATGGGTAGCTTTTTTAAATATATGGGTAAAGCAACAGCATTAGCTAGACAACCAGCACGATATAATTCAGTAGTTCCAACGATTACGGATGGGGCGGCAGTGGGATTACAGGTAACTACAGCTGGAGCATTGGTTGGAGCAGGACTGGACAACTTCTATATAACCAAATGTTCACCAGGAGCCTTCGCAGGTAATACAGAAAACGCTAGGGGGGATGATGGTGGAACAAAAGACGGACAGGCTCTTTTCACAGTAACAGGAGATGTTTTGCTTGGGGTTTATGGAGTTTGTACCACTTTACTTGAAGGGGATACATCGCAAGTTTCAGTGGGTTTAACGGGAAATACAGCTTTGCTTTTACCAGTCACTACAGCAACTGAAATAGACGCAAATGAGATTTTTATGGATGAGACTCCTGCCATCGGCAAGCCGATTGATTCTCTTAATTTTTATGTAGTAGGAAATGGTGTTGATGTGATAGAAACCATAGCAACCGCAAACATCACCGCAGGGGATATGTATTATGTGTGTCTTTGGAAACCCTTAACGCTTGGCTCAGGAGTAGTAAGTGCTATTTAATATGTATGCAATCAGACTTTTTATCACCACTTCGTCAACGCAGACTTGCTAATTACATCAAGCATCTCTCGGGTTTAGTCGCCTATTATCCTCTTAATGAAGTCTCAGGCTCAATCGCCAAAAATCAAGCACCAAGTACGCTTGGATCATTGAATGGGGTTACGACTGGTTGCACCATCGGACAGGCAGGAAAAGTGGGGAGAGCGTATGCCTTTGATGGGGTGAATGATGTTGTTACAGTTACGGATAATGCTGCTCTCAAAATGACAGAAGCAATTACCTTAATGGCAATAGTCAAATGGAGTATTACTCCAAGCACCGGGCAAAATTATGCTAATGTTTTAAACAAGAATGACGATGGAGATTATCGTTTAGCACATAGTGCTCTTAATGCAAATTTTCAAATGGCTATTGCTAATAGTTCTACAAATTCAACAACTATTCCTACAAGTGGTGTTTGG